CCTTTATAGAGAACCTCAATAATTATCCAAAACTTTTCCATAACAAACCCTCAACAAAATATTTACCTAATTATACATAAAATGGTAAATAAGTCACCATTTACTTATTTACACGTATTCCTTTGGAACAATGCCTCTAGCAACCTGAATCAATCTGTCGCAACGGTTCGGGGTTTGTTTATACCATGCGGATTTTTTAATACCCATAACAACGGCTTCCGGTCTATCCGGACGCATATTAGCTATGGTATTTTTAAAAGCCATAGGGTTCTTCAGTTGGAAGAACATTGATATTAATATGTATTGGTATTTCTTTTCGAAAGTTGTCCACTCAGGTAAAGCTCTGCTCATTTTTGCATAAACGTTTTTCAAGTCATATTCAAAAAGAGCGGCGCATTCTTTTTCAGTAATTGAGGTTCCCAGTCGCACTGTTCTTTTTAAAATGCTCATTGCTGGGTCGGCATCAAGATTGTGCCCTATTCCGACTGTTTTATAACCTTGAGAGCAAAGATATGCTTTCAGTCTTTTTCCTTCTTCGAAGGTTAGCATTTTAGCTACGTCAATTATCATTGTTTATCCCTTTCTCTTTTTTGTGGGCGATTTTCATTCAAATCGCGCATGTAGTAATTAATGTCATCAAGCTTCCCGTCTATACCGGCTAGGGTAACTTCTAATCTTGTTACCCTGTCTTTTAATGCGCCCTGGTCATTGTAGGAGCTGCGATATTCATTTGAGAATTTTTCGGTAATTTTTTCAAGCTCGTTAACTCGGCTATTTAATGCACTCATCCACCAAACGCCCGTCAAGGTTTGAATCAATACCGCTACTAAAATTCCTAGTGGGATTTTGTGGTCTATTGACCATCTATCCTCCACTCTTCTGTTCTCTATTTCACTCATACGCAGGTTTCCGGTATTAAACAATAAAAGGTGTTTTTAATTAAAAGCTGGCACAACTTCTACCAAACAGCTTTTTAATTATTTAAGTTTCTAAACCAGGTAATTAAACCACAAATCACAAAAAAAGTGAAGCATGTAAGGCGTTAATTATTTTAACAAGCAAACTCTTCCATTTTCAGTTGCCACAAGTCTACAGGTAATTCTGTAACTTGCCCGTTTAGAATACAAAATCTATATTCGTTAACCTCGCATGCCGTTTGCAATACATTCATACCTGCAACTTGCGGCGGTATGCCTTCCGATGAATAGTAATTACCGTATATCACGCCATTATCATCATAAATTACAAAGTTGTTCATCGTCTAAACTCCGTAACGAGTAATTGATTTCTATCGACTACTATCGTCGAACAATGCGCCGCGACGTTACTACAATCGTATCTAAGACTGGCAGAGATAAAATAGACCTTATCGCCAGAAACGTTAAATATACCTATAGGATGCGTTGCATTTTCAGTCACAAGCGGCATGTATGATGCGCCGCCTTGCTTGCGATATTTCGTTATATTGCTTGTCCATTCGCCAACTAAGGAACGAGACGTTAGGCTAGGATAAGCATATCTAACCCCCGTTAGCGTAGCGCCGGGCCAAGGATTGACCCCGCTTTCGCTTGATGTTATGGTGAACGAGTTTTGAGAACTTGGTCTGATGTTAGTTTCCACCCAACCGTAAGGTGTTTGCACTAACATGTGAGGGAAACCGGGAGGGTTGAACGTTTGTATATAATCCCACGCCGTTTGAAAGTTACAACCCACCCCCGTTACTGTCGCTGAGCCATTCGTTAAGGTTATTTTGCCCGTTGACGCTATGTAAGTAGGTGACGTCTCTACCCTTGTCGTCAGCCTGAGCGTCATCGTGCCACCCCCAGCAGCGGTCCATTCACCAACTACCTGAAGAGTCGAAACCCTGACGTTAGATTCAAGTCTAGCCGTGCTTGCCGGATAAGTCGGGAAAAAGGTCTTATCCATCAAAAACACCTCATCGTAAACAGGGAATGTAGGACTTGCGCCCCCCGTAGCCGCCGCTGTAACCCCAACGCCTTGGAGAACGACCAAGGCACTAACTGAATTTGCCTCTAAATTATCGGTGCTAACGCCTTGCAGCGTTCCAACAACTCCAGATGTTGCGCTAACTGGGTGAAACGGGTTATTAACCGAATAGCCGTAAACATCAATTGGCCTAATCCAAAAATAGCGCGTATCGCCAACTATCGCTGGGTATCTAAAACTGTTAGATGTTTCCTTTGCGTAAAGTGTTGCCGACGCTCTATTGTTAGTTGTCGAAACCCATATCTCTGTTGCAAAGTAATCAATATCTGGCGGTATAATCCACTGTAACACAATAAACTTACCGCCACTTGATGCGGTTTGTAAACCTGAAAGTTCAGCCGTTGGTGGGTGATTAAATGTAATGTTTGTCATTTTATGGCTCGTTTGCTTCTATGGTTACCTTGTAACTCATAAATGCGCTATTTGTTAAAGAAAGAAAATAATCACCAGCCACTGTTGTTTTAAAAACAATAGTGCCATCGCTTATTGTCGTGTATTCTGTTCCAGCCGCCCTTTCTGGCGCTTGTATTGTCATTAACGAACCGGCTGGTATGTTTGAAAAAGTTACAGAAGCCGTTCCATTTGCCAAAAGCGTTAAGCCGCTTGGGTTGGTTGTTGGGTTGGCTGGCTTAGCTGTTAAAACGCCGCCAACCACTTTATAGTTGCTTATGTCATTTGCTATCTGAGTATCAGTAACCAATAAAAAGCTTCCCACCTGGTCTGCCGGGGTTGTTCCATAATAAACTTCTGTGATGTCACCATTAACATCATATTTGACATAGCAATCAATCATTTTTTCACTCCAAATACCTCAAGGTATGCTTCTAATATTCGCGCCGATACCGCAGACTTGTTATAACTTGACACTCTCACTTGTAACGTAAAAGTTACAGCAACGTTTGTTGACCTAACTAATTGCGCTACTTTAAATCCCGATTGTGCGACCTTCAGTGAAACCGTCTTTGAGGTGACAGGGACTGACTGGTAAACAACGGTATTTGCAACTGGATAAGTAGACAATATTCTTACCTCATGGTTCTCCCATAAAGTAGGTGAGTCTGTGTTTACTTCTAAAACTCTTTCTAACCCGTATTCAATTGCATAGTTAATTTGTATCACTTCCGGTGGCATTCTTAAAGATAACAAAGTTGCCCACCCTGAGTAAACAGGTCTTTTATTGTAAAAAGAGTTTTGATAAGGGTTTGCTGGAGCGGTAATCCTAACTTGTCTGGTTAGACGGATGTAGCTTGGGACCGTTACAGCGTTGCCTGCAATTTTTAATGTGTTTACGTTGGCATCAATAATGTGCGCTGTGTTAATTTCGGCAGTTCCTATATGAACCCCTTTAATTGCTGCCGAAGCTATGTAAGTGCTTACGTTAGTTGGCGTAATCTGAGTTATTGATGCAAATCCTGTCTTGCCAATAACTTTACTATATTGAACACCAGCGCCAGCACCAGTTGTTAGGATAACGTTGCCCGATGAGTCTCTAATATCCAGAGCGCCAAATGTTACAATGTTTCCGGCTTTATCTATTCTCCAACCATCAAATGTTGCAGCATTGTAGTTACTGGATTTAATTTCGTTGCCAATTTTCGCGTCAGTTATGTTGCCGTCTATAATTTGTGCTGTGCCAATGACAGCGGCTGCCAATTGTGCCTGTCCCGTTATGACCGCTGAGTTTACTACCAATTGGTTTGCGCCAACCGTTCCAGCTATAATAGTTGAGCCATCAGTGTATGCCTCTCCAGTTCCACCTTTAAAGTTTGTGCCGCCTGAGTAGCTTCCTATTATCCAGCCGCTAACCGCTGTCGCCAGAGTTGTGGTGTTTTGCAGAACCGTTGTTGAAACAGTTGGGTTGAAATACAAATACTTCACGCCAGCAGTCCAAGCGGTATTTCCTGCCGCTATGTTATACACAGTCGGAGTGGCTGAGCCAACTTGACGCAACACTGTTCCTGCTGTCCATGATATAGAGTTAGCAACTGGGTCATTTTGTTTAAACTGTAGGCCGCTAACAACTTGCCATTGAATAGCATCATTTGAGAGTATCGCTGAAGATATAGCCGAGCTTATATTTAAGTTAGCGTCACCAAACGTATCGTATGCAGCCACTTTGTAAAAGTAAGTTGCTCCAGCTACACCCGGTATCACGCAGCTTGACGATGCGCCTTTATACACTTGATTTCCAATTCCAGGTGTAAATGTGGAAATTGTGTCACGCCAAACTTTAAAACCAGCAACATCATTACCGGCCGGGAACTCTATATTAACAAAAGCCTGATTTATACCTGAAACTACGGTAAAAGATGGCACAATTGCAGGCACAGGATTTGTCACTGGGGAAAGAACTTTTGCTGTTGAAATGTCGCCCATCATATCTCTACAAAAAATCTTCAACTGGAAGGTTCTTGTGGGTGCGCCAAATGTGTCAACGTTTTCCGCAAATGAGAGCGTAAACAGACCATTCTGCGCTACATCATGAGGCACGACGGTTGTTGATTTTTTTGTTAAGCCGTCCGCTGTCCAGACTTCAACGATATAATCTTTTAGCTTGTCTAACTTTGCGTCATTAGCTGGGTTGTGAAGTATTTCAATATTCAAATCTGGCGTTTCAAACGTAAGGCCAGTTGTTCCTTTTACTCTCGCGGTGATGACCGGGTCTAGCGTCGAACCGGCTGATGCGTTTCTGTAGTTATAAACAAACAACGTTGAGCCTGGGCTTTTCATGTTTGAGACTGGGTTTGTTGCGAAAACAACAACTTCATATTGACCAGGTGCTGGGTTTGCTATGTCATAACTCTGAACAAGCAAGTCGTTAACAACTCTGAAGTTTTGGTTGTCTCTTCGCCACATTACAGTAAATCTTGGCTTAAAGTTTTGAGAGCCCTGTGTCCATTGCCAAGTTACGTTCAAATAGCTTGTTTTAGTTACGCCGTTACTGACGAACAGTGCTGAAATCGCAACGTTAAATGGCGAAGTTACTGTAAAGTTACTTAGGTTAACAAACTGATTTGGTCTTGGTATTTTTACTACGTTGCTTTCAATGTAGGTTGAATACTTTTGCTCATTATGCCTAACACATGTGATTGCGTAATTGTTACCATCCTTTAGTATCTTAACTACTTTCCCAACGATTGGAGTGTTGGCGGCTGTTGCTAAAACAAATGGAGTGTTTGGCAATACGCTAAGAGAACCAACGTATGTTAATGTTGTAAATGAGCCATTCGTTTGTTGTATGTTAAAAACAACCGGAGTTCCAGCGGAATTCAGGAAAGAAACTGTGTAAGCAACCGCTGTCAGGGTTACCGGCCTATCGAGCGCAAGACTAACGGTTCCAGCATTTATTGAGCTTGACTTAATAATACCTTGCCAATCAAAGCCGCTATTTTTTGCGTCTAATATTTTTACAAGCTCGCCTACTTTATACCCAGCGCCTGCAAGCATTTGAGAAAAGCTTATAAACTCGGTGTCATAGCTGTTTGTGTATATTGCCCATTTTGCTTTTCTAATTGCCTGCGCTTCGCTGTAACAACCAGCAAGTATAATGTCACTTGTTTGCAGACCGTATCTATCGACTAAATTTTGGTCTGTGAAAGTGGTTGTTTGAGTGTCGCCAAGTAAATCTGGCTCGTTATAAGTTACGTTAACAGACGAAAACCTGTTTTCAAGGTCATTACTTGAATAGTTAAACTCACCGTCAATAACATTTGCGTTCGTGACAATTTTAGTAACCGCTTGACCTGGCGCGTCAATCATTAAACTGATTTGACCAAATTCGTTATCGGTAAAGTTTGCGTTACATACAGTCAGCAAATAACTTAAGAATTTATATGTGTCTTCTCTTCTTACAAAAGCGTTATTTATCGTGAATCTTGGCTCTGTTCCGCCATTGCCGTCGCTTATAAACTGGTCGCAATACTTTGCTGCAAAGTAAAACGAACCAACATCAATATCGGTTGTTGATACGGTATCCATTCTTTGAGACAGAATGTGGTATATCCACCATACTGGGTTATTTGTATATTCCAATACCGTTTTAAACGACCCATTCCATTGAGTTGTTTCGTTGTAAGTTCTGGTTACCGGATTGTAGTTGGTTGGAAGATAAATCTTCTCGCCTTTTAGCTTAATAGTTATTTCCGGGATTCTTCCTCCAAATTGCGCCGCATCTTTTAGCGTTAAACCCAACAACGCGCAATTTGGATAATTGAACGCCGGGATGGGGTGTCTTAATTCAGTAACACCTGAAATTGTAGTGACGCTATTGTGCTTTGAGTCATTGTCGTCAGGGCTTGACCTGTTGACTCGTATAGACCATTGCTGACCAGGAACAGCGCCAGATGGTCTTGACACTCTGAAATCCCAAGAGTAAGGGCTTGAAGCTTTTCCTTTTTTTGTGACGTTTTTATAAGTAACAAAAACATCTGGGTTGGTATTCTTTGTTTTAACTTCCAAAGTGACGGTGAAACCGACAATGTCGGCGTTGTCTTTTATCTCTCTAAGACTCGGTAAAGTAAATGTTAATCTTACAGCCGCCACATCGTAATCAAACGCTTTTGTGTATGGAGTTGTGGTTGTTATTTGCGCTTGAGAGAATCCACTTGCCAGGGACTCAATCTCGTTAAAGCCTGTCATAACTGTTTGGTTAGATGTTCCCGTTCTAACCTGGTATGAAGCGCCTGGGAAGTTTGAAATTGGCGTTCTGTTTAGATAAACCTGCTCGATACTATCTATCTCACCTTCGCCAAGCAACAACAAAACCTTAGCTGTTTGTTTGCTAGAAAGGGTATCGTCTGCTTCTACAGGTTGATGTCCGCCACCACCTTTTCCACCGCCCATTTCTCCGGTGATTTCCGTAATCATATAGTCTTCTTTCGACAACTCTATTATTTCAGCCACTGTTAATCCTCTTCTGTTGAAACACCGGCTGAAATAACTACGCCGCCTGTGAAGCAGTTGCCAACAAGGTATGGAACTATTCCGCCCTGCTCCATTGTCAAAACGCCACCGTTGAATAAGTTGCTTGATTTTTGCTCCGCTGATGGGTCGCTTGAGAACTGCTTTGTTGGACTTAGCAGGCTCATAATTCCATTAAGCGCAAAGCTTAAAGCTATATTAACAACCGCTGTTAGTGCGACTGCCGCAAAGCTTGTAGCACTAAGGCCCGTTATAAAGGCGATTGCGACAACTGGTATCTCACCACCAACATCTTGTAGAATTATCAAATTGTCATAATCACCAAAGTTTGCGGCAGCCATATCCGGAATCAGAGCTACGGCTTTTTCTGGGTCAGACGATTTGAAAATAACAAACTTGTAGTTATCGTTAATTATTGAGTCGGTTAACTCTTTACCATATTGCATTTTCAAAAGTGACAGGCATGATTGTATGTTCCCGCAATTTATGTCGGTTTCCAACCTCTCTTCGCCTTTAAGAACCGTGACTTTCATATCTCAATACCTCATGTATCCTGCCAATAAAGTGGCTAAAATCCTCCATAACAGAAAGCCCGTCTTGGTGTAGTATTTTTCCGTCTGTGTAAATTCCTAAATGATTTCTTCTAAAGCCTGCGTTATCTAGCAAGACCAAATCGCCATTGCTTATCTCGGAAAGATTTATTTTTTTAAAGCCGTATTCTTCAAAAAACTGGTCAAACAAGTTGTTAGCCATAATGAACTGCTCTGGCCTTATAAATAGCTTGTGGTCTGGTAGCTCTATACCCATTTCAAAGAAATAATAATCTTGCACCAGTGAGTAGCAGTCGCTTATTAACCAAACAAACGGTCTATTCAACAACTCCTTGTTTGGAACTCTTTTTATTTGATTTGGGCCGCTTATCTCTTCACCATCACATCCAAATATCAACCAAGGAACCCCAGTTTTTTGCTGCTCTAAGTAATCAGCTTCACTTGGCGTTAGCAAATCGAAAAGCTGATGTCTTCTTGGTATGTGCGTATGAACAATGGCTATTGTTTTGTTGTGATACTTAGCTCTATCCTCCGCCTTTAGCACAAAAGAGCTTTCCGGGTTTTCTGAAACATTCTCACAATGCACAAAACTATCTGCGGTAAGAATTCCGCACATTTCGTTTGGGTATGACGCAATCGCGGCGGCTTTTATAAGCTCTAGCTGCATCTGTGTTGGTGTTATTTTTTTACGCTCTGAATATTTCATTACTACCTACTCTTCATCAAGCCAAGACCAGGGAAGTCTTTTTTTAAAGCCTGACGATGCGGTAAAAAGCCACGCTCTTTATCCAATGGCGAACGTAGTTCAAACGAAATCGTTTTAGAGTTATGGGATAGCTTTCTTCCTATAAGTAATTTGATAGGCGCAAGAGAAATAGCAGTGCCTATATAAGTTTCAAACGTCCTGACATAAGTAACTTTTGCACCTATAACATCCCCATAGCCGAAAACAATTGTTCCAACTAATTTGTTAACATCTAAGTTGCCAACGGTTAGAGTTGGTCTAATTGGAGACCCTTCACTTGCCGCGCCTATTCCTTCTATTTGAATTGCCCAAGGAAGGTAACTGTTTCCATTCCAAGTTATGGGGCTTGATGAGCTTGGGGTAAAGTAATAGATTAAACCAGACAAACCTGGAATCCCGCTAAAATCAAGCGAGAATAGCTCCAAATATGCCGGTGGTTCTGGGCTTAATATGTCAGTCTTTATTGTCATATTTAAAGTATGTCGTATACCAATTCAAAGACCGCATTCACTTGGGAAATAAGTGGGGCATCTTCAAATCTTGTTATGGAATATTTTTTGCAAATATAACTGCCAACTTGGTTGCGCGGATTTATCCATTTGAAACTAACAGCGCCATTTCTTGCATCAAGGAAGTCAACAATGGCGTTAGCTTCTGTATTTCCTCTTGTGAATGTTAAGTCCCACTTGGCTTGAATTGCGTTAATTCCGTTTTTTGCTCTCTGCCCATATCCATCGCCAAATTTTGCTTCGAGCATAGAAAACTCTGTGTCTTTTTTAGACCCAGAGTCTGGAAACCATGTGAATTCAGCTTGCGCCATTTTTGCACCTATAAGTAATTGCTTACTTATTCTACATACAATAATTAATTATGGCAACTACTTATAAAGCCTTCCGCCAGGTCTGCTTTCCTCGGAAATTGTTTTTAAAACCACAGCTTTAACATTTTGTGACATCTTTTGCCACACCTCTGCGTCTCCTCCATTTTGAGAGTCCTGGTCGCTCGATTTTCCGTTTACTGTAGGGTTGATAGTAATATTTACATTCGTTGCCCTGTCAGCTTGTAAACCGCCCTGTTGCGACTGAATTGACTGCATATTGGAACCCATGCTTCCAATTCTGATTGATGCTTGATTTAGCGAGGTGACCACGTTAGCAAACGAGTCGGTGAACGATGAGTTGTCAAGTGACAGGTCTGACTTAATTGCGCCTTGTATCCCACCGTTAGCGTATGCGCTCATGTTGGTATCTACCACTTTTGCTGGTATTGAGTTACCACCTGGTAATAAAGCTTTTGCGCTCATTTCTCCATTTTTACCTTGTGATACAGAAATGGGTATTGTTTTTCTGTCACGCATTGGAATAAACGCCTCTGGAACGCCAGCCTCTCCGAATACCGCAACGTGAGCTGAGTTCTTTACACCGCCCTTTTCCATTTCCGTGGTGGACATTCTTGTTGTTCCGCCGTCTGCGTATTTAGAAACCGTTGTTCCACCATCTGCAAAGAAAGAACCAAACATTGAGCCAAGACCACTTAAAAGACCCCCTGTTACGCTTGAAGAGTTTTGAAAGCTCTGCATTGGGCCTGTTCCATTAAACGGACTCATAGCGCCGCCAATCATTCCGACAACTTGCTGCATAGCAGCTAATGCTGCCATTTTTGCAAGCATCCCCGCTATATCTCTAGCAACAGACGCGGCAAACGCTGAAAAACTTGCTGTTCCTTCTGTTGCCAGTTTCGCAAAACCATCCATGATGCCGTTAATGCCCATTACACCGGCATCTCCTAGCACTTGATTGAGGCTAACAGTATCTTGCATCATCTTTTGGAAAGAGTTTCTGTGCTGATACTCAAGGTCACGCAACGCTTCGGCTTGTGCTCTTGCGGCGTTGTTTAAATCGTCTTGAATCTTTTCAGGACTTTTCCCGCCTGCTTGACCTCCGCTAATGATGTCTTCTTGTATTTGCCTGTATTTTTCTTGATTTAATAACAAGTCTTTATCATAAGCGGTTCCGGAAGCTCTTCCGATTGAACCCTCTCTCGCTTGTCTGTCATTCTCTTTTGTTTTTAAGAAGGTGTCGTAATCTTCAACTGCTCTTTTGGCGGCTTCGTATTTTTCCTTCACGTTCTTAATGAAGTCGGCTTTTTCTTTATCAAGAACAACATTGTTTTTCTGCGCCCTCATTGTCATTTCTGCCAAAAAGGTCTCAGTGTCTTGCTTGTAAAGGCTGGCGTTATCTTGTTGTAACCTTGTTTTTGACTCAAGTAATTTTGAGTCTAACTCAAGAGCGGTTGTTGCTAAGAATTCATCTTTCTTTTCTTGCTCGGAAACCTGCAACGCATGTATTCTTGAATATTCAGCCGCTGTTTTCTTCTTACCTTCCAGCAGCTCTTTTTCGGCTTCTTGTTGTTTTTGGACCTGTATCGCGCTGTCGATAATTGAAGTATCTTGACCTGCATTTTTTGCGGCATCTCTTTCTTCGTAAAGGTTAGAAAGTTCTTTACTTTGACCAGTTCTGTTTTTACCACCTAAAAGAGCGTCTATTTTGTTTGTCCAAATAGAGGCAAATTCTCTAGCCGTCATCTCTAAGCTTCCGCCATTTTGGAGGACTTCTTTTCTGCCAACTACTTGTGCAGCATTTGTATCTGGGTTTTGTATCAGCTTTGCTGCGCCACCCATTCCTTGTTGGTGAGCTAAGTAAGTTTCACCTGGCGTTGGCATTCTGCCAAGAACCTTTGCAAGATAACTTTGGTTATCACGCATCAATCTAGCCGCAGCGTCTATTGACTTAGATGGGTCGTATCTATCTTGCAGTCCATATTGTTTTGCAGTTTGCGGTATAAACTGCATGAGACCTTTGGCTGGTCTGTTGTTTTTGGAATTCGCAAGTGGGTCAAATCCGCTTTCTACTTTGGCAAAAGCAGCTAAAGTATCGGCAGATACACCATATTTTCTTTCGGCTTCTTTGAAATTTCCGCTAAATGGGACGTTGTTAATATTGATTAACTTTTTGTCTATCTTTAGCAGTTCGTTCTTGGTTTCTAATTCTCTCTCTATAGCCCTGTTGTATAATTCTTTGTGTTTTGTTTGCGTGTCTATAGAGTCAACCAAAGTCAGCATACTTTGAGCCATACCGACAATTTCATCTGCTGTTTTGCCATTAATGGAATCTTCAGCGCCGTCGGTTAAGAATTTATAAATATCACTAAATTTCTTTCTAAGGTCTTCTGGGTATTTTATGTTGTTCGCCGCTTCTTGCAGTGACTTTTCGAGCGCAACAGATATTTGCAGACCGCTCTTCGCTGCAAACTTGTCGTAAGTTTTTGACTGGGTTTCAAGAAATGTAGCGGCTCTGTCTGCTAGCTTTTGTTTAGCATTGCTGAATGCCTGTTCCGCTTTCTTTACTGCTTTTTCTGACTTTGCGCCAACGTCTTCTGTGATGAACGCACCATCTCCAGGTAAAACGCCTTTGTTTAGTTTTTCCTTCTCTTCACCAAATTTCGCAAGCTCTTCTTTGGTTTGTTTAAGTTGTTGGATAATTTTGTTGTAATCAAAAAGGTCAGTGTCTTTTACGCCGCCATTTTGCTTTAATTTATTTATCTCATCGGATATTGATTTTATTCTTGTTGCTGTTTCGCCAAGCTTGTTTTGCTTGTCTGTCAGCTCAACAAGCAAAGCGGCTTTATCGGACTCGTTTGCTGCTGTTTTGATTCTGTCCTTTACTTGCTCTATGCCAAGTATTAGGCCAGCCTCTAAGTTTCTTTGCTCTTCAAGAATTGATTCAGAATCAAACATGGACTTAAAGACGGGCGTTCTTTTTGCCAAGTCTTCTCTATCCGCTTTGGCTCTTTCTGACAAAGACTCCATTATTTTTATTTCTTCGTCTACCTCTTTTTTCCTAAGCTCAAGCATTGCCGCATGTTTAATTGCGTTAGCTTCTTTTTCTGACGCACCAGCTTCTTTTGTCTTATCAACCATTTTGTTAATAAGGTCAACTTGCTTTTTGTAACCAGAAGCTCTGTCGGATATTTCTTTGTCTATGCTTTTTCTTACAGCGTCTGCCGCTCTTTGGTTTTCTCTTTCAAAAACTGCACCCATTCCCTCAGCTATAGCTTGACCGAGAACTTGCATTTTTGACTTAACGTTGGCAATCTCTTTATCAATGGATGCGCTGCTGCCCATTCCAAAGTTTTTCTGGTAGTTTGCTTGTCTTTTTTCTAGCGTGTAAAGCTGCTCTATTAAGTCGCCATACGACTTTTTACTTGCCTCAACTTCGCTTGAAGACTGTAATGCTTCGTCGCCACTTGTTCTTGTTTTAAGGGCGTTAAGTTCTTTTTGTTTGTCTATTACCTTTGTTATCGCTTCTTCTGCTTCATTTCCGAAGTCTATAAAGTTGCTGGCTAGTGCAACTATAGCTACGCCAATTACACCAATCGGCCCCGCTAGAAGATTTAAAGAGGCCCCAACTAATTGTGTCGCTTTAGTCCATGTTCCAGTTTTCTTGGTTATCTCAACTATGCCGCCAGATATTCTTCCAGTTGCAAAGTCTGCTGTTGTTGCGACTTGGGTTGTTACTGTTCCAAGTGTGCGCCAAGAATTTACAAATTCTTCATGTGACCTGGTGATTTTTTGTATAGCTTGGCTTGCAAGAGAACCAGCCCCAACCATAGAGCCAAATCCGCTTTTTAGTAAATCAAAAGCCACCATGCTTGCGGCAAATTTGCCCATAGTAAACACAAGCCCGGTAATTAAACCTGCATCTTCTACTATTTTCTGTCTTAAAGTTTCGAAGCCTTTAATTGCAGACGCTAAACCGTCACCTATTGCGTGAGCATAGGCTCTTGCGTCTTCTGACTTTAGAAATTCATTTAACTTGCCTATTTCTTCTTTTGCGGCTTCAAATGCCCCAGCGTCCCCTATTTGCTTTTGAGCAATCATCCAGTTTGTTGCAAGCTGTGATGTCATACCTTCCCATGTATTCATCATTCTTGCTGACGCACCCGCCATTGATGATTCCATCTCCGCCATCATTCCTTCGATTGCAGGTATCGCTTTTACTTTACCTTTGGAGATTTCTTTTATCAATGACTGCATGGTTACACCCATACCATCTGCCATTGCTTGCATAGCGCCTGGGACGGACTCACCCAATTGCTGTCTTAATTCTTCCATTGACACAACGCCTTTAGACACCATTTGCTGTATAGCAACGGTTGCCCTGTGCATTGACTGGTCATCACCACCGAAGTTTGATATTGCGTTGGATAACGTTCTGACTTTTTGCTCGACATCACCTATGCCGACAGACTTCATCTTTACAAATGAATTTGATATTTCTTTTAAAGAGAATGGGGCTTGCTTTGCGGTATCCAGCAAGAACTTCATGCTGTTACCCACTTCTTTTATTTTTTCACTTTCGGTAGACGCTTGACTTAAGCCTTTTAGCAATACGCCTGTTTTTTCTAGGGCTGAGTTTGCTTGGATTAAACTCCTAGTCAGCTCCCCCGCTGTGTTGTTTACAAAAGACAGGCCATAGTGGGCAGCCATAGCTGCGCCACCTGTGGCTTTAAGTATTTCAATTGCGGAAGTTGAGTTTTCGTATTCCTTTACTTTGGCGTTCAGCAAAGAAAATGAGTTACCAAGTTTGTCGGCTGCTGCTGTTGCACCGAGCATACTAGCTCGATATTTACCATCTCTTAGTTCCAGTTCGACAACTAGGTTCTTTAACATTTCCTTCTCCGATTTATTGTATCAACAACATTGCCTTCATTTCTTGTATACCTTTCTCGTCTCTTTTAAACTCAATTGGGGGCGCATCCATATCTACGATTGTTCCTACGACACTTTCTAAGGCTTGCATTGATTTGGTATAAGATTCGTTATCTAAAACAGACGCCGCAACTCTTATCGCTCTCATATCTTCCTTTGCTTCCAACCTGTCAATCGTGTCTGAGAAAAGCCAAAATCTTTTAATTGGCATCTCAAGAACTCGGTTGTCGTCAAATCCGTAATGAGCGACAACCCTGCAATATAAGTAACCAAAATCTATTGATTTGAGGCTACTTCCGCTAACTTTTTTTCTTCTAATGCGCCTTCTTCTGCTTGCACTTCGTCTACCATTCCTTCTGGAAGTGAGCCATCTCTTGCAAAGGCGGCGATGGCATATAGGGCTTCAATACTTTGTTTGCCCAAATCTTCTTCGCTACAAGTTGGGAAGCTGATTCTTATAGACTCCATCAAAAATTTTAACTTTGTTGCAAATGTAGAGTCCGGGTTGGCGTCCTCTGCTTGTGCCTTGTCGTTGATGTAAATAAAGTCGGATACCGAAAGTTCTTTCATTTCGTGTTTCACGCCTTCAATTACAATTACTCGTGATTCGTTTGTTTTTGTTAAGCCACCGATATTAAGTATTTTTGCCATTTTTATTCTCAGTTGATAAAACCCCCTTAAAGCAGGGGGTTTGTTTGTTGATGTTAATAAGTATTTTGTTACTTATCTATTATGCAGTAACGTCGCCTAATTTGAACAGGATTTTTGTAACAGAATCCGGGTAGCCCATAAACTCTGTGTTGAAAATTCTTTCTTCGTCAAATTTGTAAGCGAATTTCATACCGCCAGCCGTTGCTGCCAAAGGAATGGTCAAATCTTCTGAAACGTCTGTGTCAGCAAGTTCGATTGGGTGTAAAACCAACGGGCCAGCGATAGAAAGCAAGTTTGCGCCAACACCGTTTGTAATATCTACGCGCTTTTTGGTTGCATCCACGCCGCCGCTCAATGCTGCGCCAGATACTGTAGCACCAGTGCCTGATTTAGCGATTGTGAAAGTGTTACCTTCTGGGCCTTCTTGGTCGTATTGAACTGTCAATACAGTTGCAGAAGTTGCGGTGTATTTTGCCGCTGATACTGCTGGGTTGGTGCTTGCGTTTAATTTTGCCGCTGCGTTTACAATGCTTGCTGCCGCGTTTGCGCCAATTAAAATATCAGTAGCAAGTGGGGCCGCTGCTTTAAATGTGAAAACAACACCGTTAAGTGTAATTGTATCGTTAGCTACAGGGTTTGATGCGAAAGTGTATGTTCCGCTGGCTTTGATACCGTTTGAGGTCAAAGTTGCACCAGGCATGATTTGCACTAAGTTTTCCAAAGTTGTTTCTGCCAATGGCAAAGAAACTTTGATTTCGCGTTTCATGATGTATTCGTTAATAACAGACTCACCAAACTGGTCTACAGTTACGGGTTTTGTTGAGGTGGTTACGTCAACCTCTACACCACCTTTGGTGTATCCAAGGTCTACACCTTTGTATAGGACTGTGCATACG